GGACCACAGGTTGTTATCATTGAAGTTTAACGATGCCGGGGTACGATCCTCAGATCCGCCAGCATTTGCATTCTCATCCATCGTGATGCGCTGGACGTATGACGCGCTACCAGTATGCAAATAGGTATATCCATTCTGTGTGAATGTCTTTATCCCGCGACTTATCTCGGCAATATAGTCAGTTACATTGCGATACCCGCTCATCTTACGGGGCAGCCCACGCTGGAATCGAACCCACTGGCCGTCCACATAGTACTCGCCCTCAAATTTAGTCCCGTCCCGCTTGATCCCGGCAAGAGACTTAATGACTACTGGCGTTGTTGCCACCTAAAACACCCCACCATCAACTGGATCGATGCCTAGATTTATAAGGGCAGCAGCTGCAGTTACCGCCCCAGTTCCACCCTGACTAATTGACAGAGGCAGCGTAACCCCGAAAGTCTCAGCTGGCACTACTTGAGCGCCATTAGAATATATGATCGCAGCCGCCCCTTGGGATATGAATTCGCCCCCAGCGGTTACAGTCTTAACTTCTAGGGTGAATGCGCCAGTTGTTGAGTTCGTTACCCAATACTGCTGAACTGTGTTTGGGACAACTACTACTCGGTTGCTGGTAAGTGCGCCAGTGAAGTTGTACGCGACTCGGTTAAGCTCTGCACCAGATAAGGTGTATACCCCAGATCCGGCAACATTTATGGTGGTGTAATCAAATGCAAAGGATGCCGACTGACCATAACCAAGGGAGAAGTAGTTCGTTCCATCGGTCATCACGATTGCCGAGTCAAGCGGCTGCAGGATCAGATTTAACTGCCCATCAATTGTGTTTGATCCAACTGGCTGGATCGTAACAATACCGCTGCCAGCGTTCTTAAACTGAACGAACCAATTGTTACCAGCCAAGGATGCGAGCGGGAGGGAAAAGACTCCAACCCCACCAGTCCATAAGAATGTCATGGCCCGATCAGGAACGACAGCTGTATGGCTAACTGTATATGTAACGACTGGCATTGACTGGGATAGCAACGACCCCAGTGCAATGATTCCAGTACCCGCCAATGAAGATGCATTCGCTGTTGATATCGCAGCGCCATACTGGAATGTTCTCCACAACCCGCCAGCGGTAGTGTTATCTGTTAGGTAGATCTGCCATGTCGTACCCGGAGCAGCATCCAGAACCTGAACGCCAACAGAGTCAAAAACAGTGAAGTTGTACGCCCCAATGTTATTGAATAATATCGTCTGGCCGTTTGACGCATCTAGCGCCGATGGCAACCAGAGCTGCCTACTCGCTGCGTCTTGAGTTATATCCATTACCCCGGCGATAAGGTTATCCCCGGTAGATGCCTCAACAGGCCAGTTAAAGTAGGTGATAGGCTGGGTTAGGTTAACCTCAACATAAGAGAACTCTGCCGATGCAATATTTGAACCGCCAAAGATATTTGTATATACAGTCATAATTAAGCCTCGTCCCGAGCTGCTGATCTATCAAAGATTTTCTTCGTGTCTTCTGTATCAAGTGCGGTTGCAGCCATCTGATAGAAGCTCATCCATGTCGGTATCCGCTCATCGTTCTTGAGATAAGGGGTGGCCTCCAAGAGAGTGCCGTACAACAACAAATTAGGTGCAAAGTTGGTTAGCCAGTTGGTCTGTACCTGATCATCCAGCAAGGCAGGCAGCTCGTAGTACAGGATCTCAATTGGATACGCCACATCAGGCGTTGGAACAACCAGCCAGTTGGTGTAGTTGTAGTCCGCATAGAACTCTGGCTGTGCAACGTCAGTCTGGTTGGGCCAGTAAGAGCGGCAGTACTCATATGACCTTGGGTAGATCATCGACCTCTGGTTGCCCTGTGGGTCGAGACCGATATTCATTGAGACAGTCTCTCTCCACCGATCAGGCTTTGGGATCACTGGAATATTTACCTGCAGGGTACTTGTTACAGCAACCAAGAACCCCTGAACCTTGATGTCCCTAGCGATCCTTCTCTCTGCTAGGTTGATCAGTCGGGGGATCTGTGCATAGACGAGTGGATCAGTTGCTGCTGATGCCCCCCGCTCAAGATAACTTCTGATGTCATCTTTGAGCGAGTTGAATGTCATTGCTTGTGGCATTACAGCTCCTTATGGGTGGATGACAGCTGCTTCACCAAATTCATCGATTCCGTCATTGATCACTGGGCTTGGAGCCATCTCCTTAACGGCCAATGAATTGATGAACTCTAAGAAATTGCCAGAATACTTTTTAACGCCAATATGGTTGCAGGTCATGGTCGGGTCGATGTACACCTTCCCACCAAGATCCGCCCACTTGCGACAGAAGATATTATCCTCGCTTATCAGCTCGCCATCTATGATCTTAATATCAAATACCAGCCTGCTGGTCTTGCCTTGGCTGGTATATTCGCTACTAATCTCCCAGATAGACTGAATGGCCTCTTTGGAGACCCGCAGGAAGCCTGTGCCGACTGATACAACCTCTATCAAGCCATTCTCCTCTACCTTCATGCCGCTATCTAGTATCTTTACGTTGAATGCGATCTCATCGCTCTTCTTAATTACCGTCCCGCCAACAACGTCAACAGGGTGATTGAGTAGCGTAAATATCCATTCTGGGTTCCACTCCTGATCGGCATCCATGAATATGATGTCATCACAGCCAGACTCTACTGCCATCTGGAACAGATCGTTCCGAGCTCTCTGCACCAGAGCGTCATAGCAGACCTGAATGGGGATGATCTCTATGTCAGGTGGGCACATCTTGATGGTGTTGACCAGTGAATGCAGGAACTCTGCATTTACCTTGCCATCGTAGCAGGGGGTTCCGAATAGGACTTTTCTCATGGATGACTTGCCTTGTATGCCTCGAACTTAGCATCTAGTTCTTTAATTGCGTTGATTAATGGGGTTATTAGTGCTGCATTTCCCAGCCGCTGCGTCCCATCCTCGTCAGTACTCCATAGGTCGCTGAATGTATCCACACCAGCCTTATCGAGCGCAGCCTTTACATTCTGCGCTATAAGACCATGCATTACTATCTCTGTATCCTTTACATTCTCTTCCTTGTACTGAGTAGTCAAATCCTCAGTGATTTCATTGGATGGCTTCCAGCGGAAGGTTACGGGCTCGAGCTCATTAATAAAATCAAGGCCAAGGGTATCTTTCCCGACAACGTTCTTGATACGCTCATCTGATGAGAATGTCCATACTGCACTTGCTGTGTACGGACATGAGATACGAGCAGTACCGTTACCTATGATTACAGAGTTATCCACACCCTGCGTAAAGTTACGACCAATTGCAATACGGCCAGTCGCAGCAGCAGCAAGGGTGATTGCGTCACCAAATACTTGGTTGCTGGAACCAGTAGTCAATAGCAGTCCAGTGTTGTAACCAGCAATGGTATTTGTTCCGCCAGATGTAAGGACTACGCCAGCATTCTGACCAATTGCTGTGTTATTAACACCAGTTGTGTTGGCAGTGAGTGCATTTACACCAACTGCTGTGTTCTGAATGCCAGTTGTATTGGAGAAGAGTGCGTTATATCCAACGGCTACGTTGTTAGTACCAATTGTGTTGGTTTGGAGTGCTTGATAGCCTAGAGCTGTATTCTGAACACCAGTTGTGTTGGCATTGAGTGCGGCAAATCCAACTGCTACGTTATTAATACCAATTGTGTTGACACCGAGTGCGGCATTCCCAACTGCTACGTTACTAACACCAGTTGTGTTGTTCTGGAGTGCATTCTGACCAACTGCTATGTTGTTAGTGCCAATTGTGTTGGTAGTTAGGGCGTTAAATCCAACTGCAGTATTAGCAGTACCAGTTGTGTTGGCAACGAGTGCGCTACCTCCAACTGCTACGTTATTAGATCCAGCTGTGTTGGCATTGAGTGCGCTATTTCCAACTGCTGTGTTACTAGTACCACCTATGTTGCCGCCGAGTGCGTTATTGCCAACTGCTACGTTGCCAACACCAGTTATGTTGGATAAGAGTGCATTCCGACCCACTGCTACGTTACTAACACCAGTTGTGTTGGATTGGAGTGCGCCACCTCCAACTGCTATGTTGTTAGTGCCAATTGTGTTGAAAGAGAGTGCACTCACACCCAACGCTGTGTTGCCAATACCAGTTGTGTTGGAAGAGAGTGCAAAAACACCAAGAGCCGTGTTATTAGCGCCAGTTGTGTTAGAAGCTAGGGTTTGGAAGCCAACTGCAGTGTTGCTGCTGCCAGTGTTGACTTGGAGTGCTTGTGAACCTACTGCTGTGTTATAAGCGCCAGTTGTGTTAGCAGAGAGCGTGTTAGATCCAAGAGCTGTGTTATCGAGACCAGTTGTGTTAACAATGAGTGCGGAATATCCAACTGCTGTGTTATTAGTACCTACTGTGTTAGCCCTTAGAGCTCGGGAACCAACTGCTGTTAAGTTAGATGCTGTGCTGTTTAGGAGTGCTTGTGAGCCTACTGCTGTGTTATTAGAATCAATTGTGTTGGCTGCGAGTGCGGTATACCCAAGAGCTGTGTTATTGATACCTGTTGTGTTGGCAACGAGTGCGGTATACCCAAGAGCTGTGTTCTGAGTACCAATTGTATTGGTAGCGAGTGCGGCAGCTCCAACTGCAGTGTTACTAGCGCCAGTTGTGTTAGCAGCGAGTGCGGTATACCCAAGAGCTGTGTTGTTAACGCCAATTGTGTTGACGAAGAGTGCATTTAAACCAACTGCTGTGTTCTGAATACCAGTTGTATTGGAGTAGAGCGATTGATAGCCAACTGCTGTGTTATAAGCACCAGTTGTGTTGGCATTGAGTGCGACAGATCCAACTGCTGTATTCTGAGTGCCAATTGTGTTGTTTGCGAGTGCGCCCCGACCCATTGCTGTGTTCTCAGCACCAGTTGTGTTAGCAGCGAGTGCGTTATATCCAACTGCCGCATTATTATTGCCAGTTGTGTTGGCAGTTAGTGCGTTAGATCCAAGAGCTGTGTTCTGAACACCAATTGTGTTGAGTTGGAGTGCATTACGACCAACGGCTGTGTTATTGACACCAGTTGTGTTGGAGAAGAGTGCGCTATCGCCAACTGCAGTGTTGGCAGTACCAATTGTATTGGTAGCGAGTGCGGCAGCTCCAACTGCTGTGTTATTAGCGCCAGTTGTGTTAGCAGCGAGTGTGCTCACACCAACTGCTGTGTTATTGATACCTACTGTGTTGGAACCGAGTGCGGCATTTCCAAGAGCTGTGTTATTAACACCAGTTGTGTTGAGATTGAGTGCGGCATTTCCAACTGCTGTGTTATCAACACCAATTGTATTGGAGAAGAGTGCTTGATAGCCAACTGCTGTGTTGTTGAAACCAATTGTGTTGGCATTTAGTGCGGAAACTCCAACCGCTGCGTTATTGGCACCAGTTGTGTTAAGAGCGAGTGCGCCATTTCCAACTGCTGTGTTGGCAGTGCCAATTGTGTTGACAGCGAGTGCAGAAACTCCAACTGCTGTATTCTGAGTACCAGTTGTGTTGGAAGTGAGTGCGGAAAGTCCAACTGCTACGTTGTTAGTACCAGTTGTGTTGGCATTGAGTGCGGTATTTCCAACTGCAGTGTTACTACTGCCAGTTGTGTTGTTAGCGAGTGCGCCCCGACCCATTGCTACGTTATCAACGCCAGTTGTGTTGGATAAGAGTGCGTTATATCCCACCGCTGTGTTATTGACACCAGTTGAGTTGGTAGAGAGTGCGCCACCTCCAACTGCTGTATTCTGGACACCAGTTGAGTTGGATAAGAGTGCGCCACTTCCAACTGCTGTGTTACTAGTACCAGTTGTGTTGGCAGCTAAGGCGGTATATCCAACGGCTGTGTTGTTAGTACCAATTGTGTTAGCGAGGAGTGCGGTATACCCAAGAGCTGTATTCTGAACACCTGTTGTGTTAGCAGTTAGGGCGTTATATCCAACTGCTGTTGAGTTGTCTACTGTAGAAGCTGCGAGTGCACTACGACCAACTGCTACGTTACCAGAGCCAATGATGTTCGCTGCGAGTGTACTACGACCAACTGCTGTGTTCTGAATGCCAGTTGTATTGGAGAAGAGTGCGCTATCGCCAACTGCAGTGTTACTAATACCAGTTGTGTTGGAAGTGAGTGCGTTGTATCCAACTGCTGAGTTATTAGTACCAGTTGTGTTGTTTAGGAGTGTACTACGACCAACTGCTGTGTTCTGAGTACCAATTGTGTTGGTAGCGAGTGCATTTACACCAACTGCTGTGTTGTTAGTACCAGTTGTGTTGGCTTGGAGTGTGCTAGTTCCAACTGCTGTGTTCTGAGTGCCAGTTGTGTTGGCAGTTAGGGCAAGATAGCCAAGAGCTGTGTTAGCAGTACCAGCTGTGTTGGCCTTTAGAGCTTGGAAGCCAATGGCTGTTAAGCTATCTACTGTAGAGACGTTAAGTGCTTGCAAACCCACTGCTACGTTAAAGGAACCTGTTGTGTTGCCCCCGAGTGTGCCATTCCCAAGAGCCGTGTTCTGGATACCAGTTGTGTTGGAAGCGAGTGCGGCATTACCAACTGCTGTGTTGTTGAAACCAGTTGTGTTGGATTGGAGTGTGGCATATCCAAGAGCAGTGTTGTTAATGCCAGTTGTGTTGGAAGCGAGTGCGGCATTACCAACTGCTGTGTTATTAATACCAGTTGTGTTGAGATTGAGTGCGGCAGATCCAACGGCTGTGTTACTAACACCAGTTGCGTTGGTAGTGAGTGCGCCATATCCAAGAGCTGTGTTGTTAGTGCCAATTGTGTTTGAGTCGAGTGCAGTCGATCCTATAGCAATGTTGGTACTTACATTCCCGCCGCCCAATCCTATGCTTACTGTATTTATGCTCGCATCGCCGCCAGTAACTTCAAGCTTGAACGCGCCGCTAGGGGTGTTGCCAATCCCAACATTGCCACTCGGATCAATAACAAATGGGGTGACATCTGGATTTGCTGAGTCTTCTACAACAAATGAATTGCCCGCACCCGTATTTGTAATCCTGACACCACCGCCAGCACCAGTCTGTGTGATCGTTACGGCATTGTGCGTGGCATCGTTGACATTGATGACAACAGGGGTCTCAAAAAGTGGCCCACTCGCCACCAGAATAACGTTGCCAACACTATCAAGACTGTAGAGCTTGTTGTCTGTGACGTTGATCGCCAACTCGCCCTGAACCAATTGCCCTGCTGATGGGGCGATTCCGGGTGCTGCATTGTTCTTTGTGATAATTGTGACTGCCATTTTTAGGGCCTCAGTGGGGTGTCTGGTCGGGTGAACTTCAACGTTATAATTTCAGTCTGTCTTGCTGGCAACCGATACGGATCTAGGTCATCAAGATCCTTCTCGCACACCATCAGACCGGGGCTGTTTGGATCAGAGTACAGATCCTCGATTGACATCTTTATGCTGCAGCGGGCGCATAGCGCAATGCCGTATGTGGACTTCCCGGTTGGATCGAGGTATATGCTCATCGTGTGTACACTCCAATGTTAGGGGTGAAGTAGACGGGTGAATTATCTCTCTCTTCCTCTTCTGCCTCAAGCAATGACCTCTGAGCCTTCTGATCCAGCAATGCCGCCATGTTCGGATCAATCGCTGGCAACTGCTCAGCCATCTCCGCAGCCAGCAGGTACACGATTGCATCGTACCAACGCTGCGGCACTTCAATCTCTTGTGCGAGTGTACCAACGTCCATGATGTAACGCTTAACATAAGTCACGATCTGGGCTATCTCGAACGCGGCATTTGGAACGGGCCAGATATACAGGAACGGCTGATCTACCTGACGATCAAGCCAGAACTGTAGCGGTCTACCTTGGAATGTCTTGTTTGGGAGAGTTGAGTAGCTATCTCTATTGAGTCTAGCCATGACGATCTCATTCGGCGTATTGCCAAATAGAACGCTGCTTTGCGAGAGAACTCCAAGGGTTACCCTAACACGCCAGTATGTTGCGTTAACAGATCCATCGATGTCAGCCCATGTCCAAGCGCCTGCATTCAGGTTTGGATTCGCAATCGTCTCGATTGTAGTCCATGTCAGGCCGTCATTTGACCACTCGATTACGAATGGAGCCGATGCAGCACTCCACTGCACACCAATCGTGGTGACGATTGCGCCAGAAGCAACGAAGAGTGATGAGGTTGTTGCGGTTCCAGTAGCAACACCAGTTAGGTACTGCATCGTTCTCAGATTCGTATTGAGAAGATCCACCGTACCAACAGGTGCGGGGACTGATGCCATGTTCTCGTACATCGGCAGAATGACTTTATCGATACACCACAGCTGCAGACCCCTGTTCGCAAGGCGCGATAGGATTAGATATAGGGTCTCTTGGGCAACCTGCAGTTGTTCAGCGGCAACGCCCTCTGGTGGAAGGCGACACCTACGAAAAGCATGATCGATGACTTTTCGTGTGTTGAATGTTGTTTGGGATACTGTTCCAGATACGGCCACCGAGTCTGCTCCTGTTAGTTCGGAATGCCGATGCGGCAGACCCAGCGGTTATTGTTGAACTTATCTTGGGATTATTTTACCAAATTTTGGCAACTTAGAGTAGGAAGGAACAGCCTTTCCACCACGTTTCAGACCATTATGTGCTTGTGACGCTGGTTTGTCAGCATGCTTTTTGATCTCTTGATCAATTAGCTTCTTGTCAGCAGCCATGTCTTCAGCTGCAGATCCGCCATGGCCCATCTTCCGTGACTCAGACATAGCAATTGCAAGCGCCTGCTTTGGGTTCTTAACGACATTGCCGTCCTTGCCAGAGTGGAGAGCTCCCTTCTTGAACTCGGACATTACGAGCCCGACCTTCTTTTGAGCCTTGCCCTTTACAGGGCCACCAGCTGCACATCCCGCCTCTTCCCTCTCGGCCCGGATCATCTTAGCTGGAGCTCCAACCTTCTTCAAGAGTGAGATCTCACGAATGACCATACCATGCGGCTCGGCATCACCCTCTCTCTCAGCCATCTCATGCCTCAGAACATCACGAGGGGCATTGGCTCGCTCAAGGAAAGCGATCTCATCGCCACCCTTCTTAGCCTTGCCACCCCTAGCGTACCCCTTAACGTTCTGCTTTCCGGCGCTGCCCGTGTAACCATTCTCAGATCCAAAACTGAAGTCGCCGTACTTTAATGTCTTTCCCATGATCGTTCCTTAGATTAGGTTAAGCCCAGTTACCTACCGATGTATTGCCCGTAGTGTTTCCTACGGGCCACAAAATTATATGAGATGACGACAATGCAGTTCCGACAGTAGGGGCAACGGTGAACGCCATCAGGAAGTCAACAGTACCAGCAACAGAAACATCGAAGCTGCCCTTCATACGCAACACGAAGTTGCCAGCAATTGCACCAGATGCAGGTGTAATTGAGACCAGCGTACCGGGAGCTGCTGTTCTATTGTACATCATGGTTGGAGCGGTAGGAGTCGTGAACGCAGCGGCAAAGAATGACATCACGTTGTATTCATGCGCGGTTACTGTCGCCGTACCTCCGAGCGAATATTGAATTGCTTTTGCACTTACCGCAGTATTGTTGAATACTATGTCCAGCTCATATTCATACCGGGTGGTTGCCGCCAAAGCTGTCGACACCCCAAACATTGACTGGGCGGTTATAACGTTTGCAAGGGCTCTATCTGCACCGAGCTGGAACATGCTCTGAACAACTATCAATCCCCTAGCTGTACCAGCCGGGGTGAAGTATGCGGTGCTTACATCACGCTCAAGTGATCCGGCAACTGGAATAGTTAGCAGTGACCCAGCGGCAAGCCTCATTGCTGGAACAGTTAACGTCCCAGCAGCCACATCAACAAATGCAGCTGGGGCCGCAACTCCAGCACCAACCCTGCCCGTTGTCGCAATCAGGTTACCAGTTGTTGTTACGTTAACGCTTGCGGCAACCGTAGTTCCAATGCGAAGACGCTCAGCTGATACGCCAGCATTCATCGTCTTTAGGCTTAAATAAATATCCTCTAAGCTTAAAGTCGTGGTCTGTATAACAGATGAGATAGTAGATCCAACCTTGTTAACCCCAGCAGTTGTCTCTAACTCGAACTCTATGTTCGTTCCAAACCCTGCGGCTGGAACGTTGGCGGTATTGTGCGATAGGCGTAACGCTGATGACTCAACGTTCGTCACGATATCCGATGTAACTACCTGCAGGGTAGATGCCGGGGTGGATGTATTAATCCCTACGCGGGCATTATGGAAAGCAGTCGCCGACTGAAGGCGCATGGTCTCCTGATTCTCCGATCCCCGCTGGAGAGATCCGAACGCCAAGTCAAACTCCTCTATGCCGGGAGCAACACTGGTAGATATCGCGGCGACAATGCCACCGATCTTGGTTGTGTTTGACTGAACCTCAGTCAAGAGCTCAATAGATGTACCGATGCCAGCTGCAGGCGTTCCGCTTGTTGTGTGCGTGAACCTTCCGGCAACCGTATTGCTGCTTTGGTTTGCATCCTCGATAGCGGCCTCAATTGTGGCCGTAGGCGTTTCAGTACCAACCCCAAGGCGCTTGGTTCCCATGAACCTAGCAGCTTCTGTCAGCGTACCAGAGGCCATAACATTAACCGCCAGACCAAATGACTCAACGCCAACACCATTTGCAGTAACAACTGAGTCTATTGCCCCGCCAACCTTAACCAGCGCAGCACTTGTCTCTGTTGAGAGCGCAAGTCTCGTCCCGATCCCAACAGCTGGCGATCCAGATGTTGAGTGCGTTGCGTTAAATACCTGAACAACTGAGTTGTTGTTCGCATCATCTGTGATCGTATCAATCGCACATGCAGGAGCAGCTGTGCCAATCCCAAGCCTCTTGGTAGAGGTTATGCGAGCTACCTCGGCAACAGTCCCTGCAACCATGTTCTGCACAACAAAGTCAGCCGCTTCAGCAGCTGCGGTGACCGAAGTAGAGACAGCTACAAGCTTTACCTGCTCAGTGACAATGCCTAGAAGAGCCGTCTCAGCAGAAAGGGTAAGGCTCCCGCCAATACCAACAGCAGGTACTCCAGATGTGGTGTGGGTTAGGGTGACAACGTTCGACACGCCAGCATTGTTGGCATCATTCACCACAAACGTTGGGACGGAGCTCGTGAACAGCTTGATCTGAGCTGCGGACAGCTTTACAGATCCGCCGCCCTGCACTGACTCAAACTGCTCTAATCCAGTGAGCGTTACTCCTGCTGGTAGTTCGGGGATTGTTATATAGGCCATATCAGATCCTTATGCAGCTATTATGTAAGAACCTGTCAACAAAGGCTCATATCTAACAAAGTGTCTCCATGTTCCAGTAGTTGACCCAACTCCAATCACTATCTTTAAAACCCCTGTCGGAAGCCTAACGCCACGAGATGCTGTGTTTAGCATTATTCCAGATGCACTCTGAATTGGAGCCTCTGCCAATGAAGATGCAGCCGCTATAGCAACAGAGTACCCAGCAGCGACATTAGCCAAGCTGGTAGAGGCATTGGAAAGTGCTAACGTTGATCCGAGAGCAGTGGTTGAGCTGAATTGCAAACTTGATGCAGTTGCTCCGTTCGCCGTCTGGCACTCAGACACAAGACTTGTAATCTGGACATCACCAAAAATTGTAAATATAGTGTCGCCAGATACCATTATCTTAGAAATGGTTGCTGCAGTATGATCAGAATCTTGAGGAGAGCCACTCAAAATTGGGTTTACGATAACTCCCATTTTATACCCCCATGTAAACAGAAACAGAGCCGTCAGTCCCGGTTACCCCTGCAGTGTCGATATATACTCTGACATTCTCCCATACAGCATCTGTAGCGAATCCGTCTGATGTTACAGCAGTGCCAAGTGGTAGCGTCATTATCGCTAAATCAATCCAATTCGATGAATCATTTGATACCTGAATTTTAGCTGTTGCAGTACCAGTTGAGGCAGATGTAGATCCAACAATTTGAAAGGTGCGCTTTCCATACTGCGGAGGAGCAGTTGTTATCCTCCAAGTGTTCCCCACAAAAGGGGCCCCAGATACAATTGTTGTTGTTACAGCAGATGCTAATGTAACTGCCATTTCGATCTCCTAAAAAGAGGGGGAGTTGCCCCCCCCCCAATTATTATTTCTGAGCGTACACCACAGTGAAATTTATCACAGCTTGCGTGGTCAGGATGGTTCCATTGGGGTCAATCGTGCAATACACGACTGTGTTTGTACCAATGTTAGACATCGCCAACAACGTTGCTACGGTAGGAACTCCTGTTGAACGAACAGTAGTCCACATATCAACTGACGGTATGTATTGAGCTCCGCCTGCCGCAGTACCAACGGTACATGGCAATGTCGTAGCAGTACCAGCACCTTCAACCTGAAGCACGGTCTTATCGATATAGACATCGATAATTTGTGATCCAGATGGAAGTGTCAGTGTACCAGTAGAGGGCAAGCCAGTTGCCAAGCTTGTTACTGGGACAACTTGAGATACTACAACATAGCCGCCATCAGTGCTTTGGGTAAGCGTTCCAGAACCTGTCATCAGCGTAGAGCCAATGTAAGTCGTTGCTAAGCCAGCCATATTCCTTCTCCTTTGTAGGAGCCGAGAGCTTTCGCCCTCGGCAAGTTAGATTAAAGACCCGCTGTACCGTAAACGGTACGGGGATCAGTCCAACCCGGAATATAACGCTCAGTTGCCTTGTAGCGCATGGAGTCTGTTTCAAAGTCTCCTTCCATGCTCTTCTCAAGGCTACGGCGCATCATCAGCTGCAGGCCAACTTGTGCATCTGTCTTCACCCACCAAGCAGTGGTAGAGGTCAGACGAGACAGGTTAGCTTGTCCGCCAGACAACATGCCCATTGACTTGATCGGGTTGATGTCGTTGTTTGCGTTACCAGCCCGCAGAACAGACTTCAACAGGACTTCAGCTTGGAACACGTTTGAAGGGCTAACAACCAAACACTCAGGGGTCAGACGAATCCGTTTGCCGTTGTTGTCAACTGCGTTGCGGATCTGAATCAACATCTGTTCCAACGAGGTTTGTGACAGAGCTGCAGGGGTTGCCAGCACATTGCTGAACGTGCCGCTTGCTATCGGGTGCGAAGCACTTACTAGTGCAACGCCATCGCCACCTACATATGCACCGCCAGTGAATGAGCGGTTCAAGATGTTAGCGCACAATGTTTCTTTGGTTTCAATCAATGACTGAGCCAAGTGCTTGGCGTAGGTCTGACCGATAGAGATATGATCGCCATCCTCAACCAGAACTTTGGTCAGGGCAAATGCCAGACCGTAGACCTTGTAGACGTAACGAGCATTGAACAGAACTCCACCAGCCTGATATGTGACAGGCATGCCATCGGGCAACTCAGGAGCCGCGCCAAAGCCATAAAGAACTGGTTCTTCATGGTAGTTGCGTGGGATACCCTTGCGCTCGGTGAATACTTGCTTCCATTCGTCAGCACGTTGGTCATATATGCCATCAAACTCTTCATTTAGAATCGGCTCAACAATCGATCTAAAGTCTGTACTTCGCATTGGGACTGCCATGTTCTATCCCTCCTTAATAAGCAGCAATTGTAGCAACGTTCTGGTGTTTCGACAGCTCAACCTGAACGATTACATATGTATCACCCCATGCATTATCTGGGCCGGGGGTGATTCCGATAACTCTCATTGGTGCGTTGGTGGTCGTGGTTGACACGCCAAGAGTCGCTGTGCTCAGACCAGTGGTGGTCGAGCCTGAAGTGACTGCGGCAAAGTCAAACTGCTCACCAATGTTGCTAACAGCAATGGTTGCGTCTGTTTGGATTTCATAAACAATCATCGAATCAGAAGTCACATATGCAACAATGTTGGTTCCAACGTTGTTCGCTACCCATTTATTGGATACGCGACGACGACCGTCAGAATCTGTGAACTCAACACCCATGAATGTTCCGATGAGTGCGTCTGATGCTCCTGCTGGAACGACTTGTCCGGCTACAAGCTTGACTGGCTGATATTGCAGAATGGTGCTGGTGTAATTATCAGTCATGGTCAATGCCTGCGGACGAACGAACCCGCTTGAGTGGTACGCTGGACGTAGTCCAAATGGTGCGCTTGTACTTGACATATAACAATCCTCTTTTTAAAGGTCGGAAAAGCCCAGCTAGTCAGAAAATACTGCTTTGCCGGGAGCTTCGCGCAGGGCTTGCATACCGTCACCTTCAATTACTCGTCCACCTGAACGTTGAATCCCGTCTGATATTTGGTCAACCATAGATTGAAGCTTCTCATCTTCGCGCAATGGCGCATTGAAGTGAGCCTCTTCCATGTATGTGTTGTACAAACGCATAGGAATCTTAAATGCTAACATCTCGTTCACGCCAATCATTCCAGCATACTCGCCCGTCTTAACGGTTGCGTAGTCCCAGCCCGGTACATCACTAGGCTTTACTTGCTCGTATCCTAACCTCATACGAGCGTGGACTGTATCACGGGGATTGGTGGTTGTTAGCCAACAGGTGTGATAATCAGGTATCTTCGGCAGATCAGGCAGTGCGCTTTGAAAAAACTGCTGCCTGAACATTTCAATGCGATCATCATCGGATAACTCACGAGATTCTTTGGCCGAACGACTTAGTTCCGCCCTAGACTGACGTGCTGGATCCGCTGCTTTTTTTAGTCTCTCATCACTACTCATAGTACTCACTCCTTTATTTTCAGCGAGTTGCATTATTTTTGTCCCACTTCGCGTATTGCTTCAAATAGCGTTGCCGCGAAGCCGGATCATCCCATACACCAGCGTCAACCATAGCCTGTTTACGTTCTGGTGAAACATATACTTCATTGCGTGAACTCCTTGGGACATGTTCCCTACCTGATCCCATCGGTGGCCCGCGCCGTGCACCTTTTGATTCTACATTAAGTTCGGCTATTCGTTTATCTAATTCTTGCCAGTAGTCTAGCGACTGCGGGTTGTAACCCTCGCCAGATAACTCCTTATCAATCTCCAAGGCCATCTGCGACTTGGTATCACCAGAAGCAGGATCATACCATGGGTTAAGTTTAACCCAATCCTGCGCCAGTTGTGCGGGTGGCGGCTGCTGGAATGTCGGAGTGGGCTCATTAGCCTTGCGACTAATGGCATTCCTAGCTACATCAAGCTGCCTTGCTGTGGATATCGCATCATCACGAATCCGCATCGCCCTAGCAACATCCTCGCCATTACCCATCTCAACTGCCCGAGCGATGATATGCTCAGCCGCCTTGACCTCTTCAACAGACTCCCTGAACCGCTTGTCCATTGCAAAGTATTCTGTACTGCTGGATCGCTTCTCGACACTGCTGAGTCGGGTTGAGAGCTCCTCATTCTGCTTGCGGAGGAGCTGCATCTCGGCCTTGTCGCGCTCTATTGCTGCCTTTCGGCGGTGAGCTCGCTCGGTCTTCTCCTCACGTCTACGCTTCCTGATCCCGTCCCGGTCATCACCCTCTTCGGTGAGTCGTGCGTCTCCGTCATCGTCATCATCGGCACTATCAAGCTTGGTGTCAACTGCTACATACTCCTCGCCCTCTACCTCAGTGCCAGCCTTCTCGTCATCATCACTCAATACTTCTTCATTGCTCGCCATAATAAGCTCCTTTCAGCTATTAGATAAACGCACGAATCTTCGTGGGGTCTCCCGTAATTTTGCCGATAACGTCCAGATCATTGTAAATAACAAACTCGATCTCTTCTTCGCCAAACCTTACAGTCCATCGGTCACCGCCATACTTCGGTGTCCTAACATAATCGCCGATCTGACACCAAGCCCCTTCAGGCCACAGTTCCATCGTGTTGCGATTCTTAAACGCCAGTGATCCAACTCCGATCACCTTCGATACCTGAGTGTTGCTCGCTTCTGTCTTGCGAACATCTTCGGGAATGAAGATACCAGACTTGGTCTGAGCTCTTGCCCTGCGAATCTGAACCATTATGCGAGATCCGAGCGGCAAAATGCCCGGATCAACTTCTGGGAATGATTCGTCCGCCGTGGCGTGTGATAAGTCTATTGGTGTTTCGAGTAGCATATGCCTACCTCCTATGCTGATGGTTAAAGTTCTCTCTTGTCTTGGTCATTTAAGACCTTCTCTATCTTGAGCAGGGCGGTTTCTAGGCCAGCATAGAAGCCGACCTTCTTGCCATACTCAAAATCTATTTGCTTCCCATCAGAGGAGAACTTCATCGAATCATGAGCGATCCGATTTTGCTCCTCTTTGATCAGGAAGATTATCCTTGCAATCATTTACTAACGCGACCCTCGGTACGGCTTGATGGCATTGGCGTTGTCGTTACCTTCATCTTAGGCTTCATCGTTGCCTTGCCTGAAGGTTGTGCTGGGGTTGGCGATGGATCTTTGCCGCTGCCGAGTGATGTTGGATACCCTTTGCCCATTGCCATTAGTTTGTGCAGACTTATTGCTTCCATGTTTATCTCCTTTAAGGTAGTGGATTTGGATTGATGCCAGTGCCAGTTGAATAACCGATCTTCTCGCCACTCTCGACCTCGAGAGCTGCCAACTGCTTGGCGGTGTTGTTGTCTTCTGCGTTCATTCTCATGCGTGATTGTAACTCTACTTCCTGTCTATGGTCTTCACGATCTTGACGTAACTTCTCTTTATCCAGCTCAGCCTGCAGCTGCATGACCTTCTGTTGTAGCTCAACCTTGGTCGTCTCTTGATCCATAGCCATCTTGGCCTGATCAGCAGCAGCCTTAACCTGATCTGCTGCAGCCTTCCTGTCAACTTCCTTCTGAGCTGTGTCGATAGCTGGATCTGTCTGAGGCGGCGACAATGACTGAAGGGTCTCGATTGCCTTGTTGATGATGTCAGGTATTCCCTTCAGGGAGTCGTTGATCTCACCAATAACAGACTGGCTCGCAGCTGCCATCACCCTGTCGAATGCCTTCTTCTCTTCTTCTGTCGCCTTTACCTGAAGCTTTTCAATGGGTTGGCCTGCGGCCTCGGATGCAACGTCCACCATACGAGTGACATACCACAGAACCATGTGCTCCCTGATGTGCTCGAGCAATATAGGCACTGCGGTCGGTGCGGCCACCCGGCTAGATCCAAGTACTGGACTGGTCAGGAAGTCTAAGTGAACCTGCAGATGGGCCAGATGCTCTTGGTCAGGGTAGGCGGCAATCGGCCTGCTCATGGTCGCAGCGAGGTTCTCGTTCACCGCATTCATCTCGGCAACCTCTGGCACTGGGTTCAATAACGAATCGCCCTCTGGAACCTTCAGCTGTTTGAGCAGCAGCTCCTCGATCTTCCTAGCGTTGTACAGCTCTGGATGTGCATCAGCCCGCTGAACTACCGCCTGAATCTGCGCGAAACGCTGAGCATCGCTGTAGATATTCGGGTCAGAAACCGGGATAACATCCATCGGGCCCTCAAAGTCTTTCCTGTAAACCAGCAGCGAACCTGTATCATCATAAATCTCCTTCTCTTCCATGTAGAACTTGTTGATTCTAAACAGAACTTGTAACACGCGAGCCATGGCATCATGAACCCGAGCGTGTATCGAACTGAATACAATCATGCCCTGCTCGATCCGAGCCATCGTTGTTCCGACCGGGACATTGGCGCTATTGTCTGACAGATCCTCAAAGGTGGTTCTGACCACGCCCTTGCCTGCGTCAACCAGATAACCCAGCAGGCTGTACAGAACCTGTGATGGTGGATTGAACGGGAGCGGCATCATAACCTTGCGGATATCGTCCTGACTGAATGATCCCTCGATCTCGAGCACTTCGGTCGGGTCGATACGGTCTGACTGACCGCCAGCTCCGCCCTTGAGCTTCAGCATGCCGGGGAAGTTGTTGATGTGAGCCGAGTCAAGCAGCGCCCTCAATGCGCCAGTAGCAGCAGCTGACAACCCGCCAATCATATGCGTCAGGCCAATAGGATAAGCGCCACGCCATGGAACGAATGGGAACTCAATGATCCAGACCAGCTCTTCCATGAGCTCGTCGTCCTCTTCCCAGTTGCGGTAGATCGAGAGCACTGTCTGAGTCTGCTTGTCTATCGAGATGATGTACGGTGCAGTTCCCTCGGTATCGTCCTCGATGTCATAGAAGGCATTGATCTCGTAGATCGTCCTGAGTCCGTCCGTGTTGTATGCGTCCGCATCACGTCCCTCGATCTTGTCGTTGGCCCGCTCAGACTTCGATACCTCTGGGGTTGATGGGTTGGCTACCAAGACGATGTCGCGGTACATGCCAGACCGAACCCTGCGGTCGTACTCTAGCTTGGTGACATACTGGACATGGGTCTTGCGGTCAGCCGTATAGAAGTTGGTGGCCGAGAACGGCAGATAGATGTCATCTACCGAGATGAACTGTGGGCAAGGCTTCTTGCGCCGTGAGTCCCACGTCAGCTTCATGTACTGAACGCCGCCGAGCGGCATCTGTGTTGCCATCTGCTCGAGCTCTGACCTGAACTCAGGCATCTGCTTGGTGGTCTGCCAGTTCAGGAACTTCGACAGCCGCTCAGCCTTCTTGAACTTGGCCTCGGTCAGCTCACCCACAACGTTCTGACGGGCTGGCCCGCCGGGGGGCATGATCTCCTTCATGACCCGTGACGAGAAGTCCACGCATGCTTCGGTCAGCATTGGGTGAACTACCTTGCTCGCCCCGGTGAACGCTGCGCCGCCGGGAGCGTCATCGCCTAGACCAGTGCGGCGGATACCTTCTTCGTACTGTTCGTCCCGGCGCTTGCGGGCTTCCTTGTCTCGCTCGACTAGGTCACAGAGTGCGCTACCAATCGCAGCGAGCTCACCCTCGGGCAAGTCTTCCGCCAGATTGGCGTAGAACTCACTGTCGCCGGGGAGTGGCTTATTCGATAGCTTGACGATTGCACCGCCATCTTCGGTGTCCTCGACATCGCCCTCTTCTTCATCATCATCGACTGGCATCATCTCGCCGATCTGCTCTTCCATCGTGTCGTCTTGGTCGTTCATGTCTTTGGTAGCCATTTGATCCCCATCAAGCTGAGTAAGGGTTCACTGCCTTTGATGGCGGTGAACGGCGTTGTGCCTTGTCGTTGTCATCGGTCTTGCGTGTTACTGAAATCTGGTTCCTATCAGCCAGCAGCCTGAGTGCCTGCGTGGTTGAGTCAACATAGTCATCGTGCTTAATCGATCCCTCTCCGTAGAAGCTACAGACCTGAGTGATCAGTGGATCTGCCCAGCTCTTCGGCATGCCGTGCTTCTTCTCTGATTCTACAACCCACACATACTTGTGTGCAAACAGATGACTAACTGCATGAAGACGCTGCAGCTTGTCAGCCCGTCCGGGGTTATAAGGATACGCCAGTATGTCTTCTCTTGCCAGCATCTGTCGAAGACTGATACCAGAGCCCTTGTCCTCAATGACGAGCAGGTCAGGCTTGCGGCCACCGAACTGCGACTGCTTTGGCCCGAACATCGGAGCGATCATCGGCTTCGAGTCGTCATCACCATACCGAACCTGATACTCCTTCCTAACTCTCTCGATCAGAGCGGGCATTCCGAGCCGCTCCTCCCAGCAGTCCAGCAGCAGGAACGCTGGCTTCTTCTCGTGCCTGAATACGCCCCAGACTGAGCATGCTGTTGGATCAGGGTCGTGCGACTTCTTGTTAGTAGTCTGCTCGCTGAAGGCGGTGTCGAGCGACATCACGATGTACTCGAACGCTGGCAGCACCTTGTCGTGGGGCCAGAGCTCGAACCATTCTCGCTTGATGATGCCTGACTCTTCCGGGTTCAGCACCTCGGCATGGATCTCTTGCCGCCCGAGCTGCGTACCTTCGTACAGCAGGATCTGATCCTTGAAGCTTGGTGCTAGGTTGTCTATGTTCGAGTAGGTGCTGGCCCGTGTGCAGATCACGCTCTTCTTGCGCTTGACCAGATCCGCTATGAGTGGCTTGGGCTTGGGAGTGGTGGTGCAGAGGATCCTCGGCTTCGAGCCGAGTCTCATACCGAACTGGATCATGTCCCATGCGTCATCGAGATACTCCCAAGCCGCCAGCTCGTCACACCACCCGCCATGAAACTGTGGGCCCCGCAGGCGCTCTGGCTCCGATGCGGCGATCCCCTTAATGATCGTGCCATTCTTGAGCACAATCTCGTGCAGTGACTTTGAGTACGTCTCGATGATCTCCGGCGGACAGACGCTGATCAATCCGCTCTCGCCCTCGAAGCATACGTCCCGTATGTCCCCCGAGGTGGGGGCCGACACCAGCCACCGTGTGCCGGGTTGCGACCAGCCGTACCACCATATGGCTTCAGCCGCCGACCGAGTCTTGCCTGCACCACGGCCAGCGAGCAGCAGCCACACCGACCAGTCGCCTTCATCCGGCGGCGGGAGCTGGTGATCGAGCGATATCGACAGCCACTTAACTCGAGCCCTGATCGCAGCCCGGTAGGCTGGCGGTAACTTGCCTAGCTCCGGGCTGTTCTTAATCCTATCTGTGAACTCATCGATGACGCTACTTTGCATCTTTCTGCTTTATTGCCAGCAGATCCTTCATGAGCGTGTTAGCGAAGTCCAGAACTTCGACTTGTATAGGGCCCTGATCAACGCCAGTGACCTCCGTGCGTGATAACTTAGGCACATGGTACTCAATCATGTCTGTGTAGCACTGGAACGCTTTTAAAGGGCCTTCTGTCTCAGCGATAGCGTCCAACCAGATCTGCACTCGATGCGCGTTGCCATCCACGAACCGTGCGATAGCCTCTCTAGCGTTAGCTGTAGACTTGTTAACGACCCCTTTGGGTCGTCCGGGGCCTGCTCCTTGTATCTTGTGTTTTTTTAATGCCATGGTTCCATCACCTCGTGTGCGGGCAATCGTCTAGGAAAGTATGTGTACTGCCATATCTGGCGGCGACCATATCGCGTGACTCTGTTCTCAATCAGTTCACGAGTCAAGTACCTTTGCTTCACGAAGTGACTGAGCGCCATTGAGATCTCGCTCTGTTGCAGGTCTGGGAGACTATTACGAATATCCGTGAAGGTGACGATACCACTAGCGTGTGCGTCTAGTAGTGCCCTTATTTTTGATGCTGCATTCGCCATGGTCTGCTCCTGTTGTTGGGCGGATAATATATGATCTGATCATACATTACAATCATCATCTGCCATCTTGAGTTGCTGAGCGACCAGCTCATCGTATCCCTCTTTACCGCCGAAGAGTTTGTAGAACTCCTCCATGACAGCGGCATTCTCACCGAAGAGATGTCCTTCATCGTTATCGCCGAACTTCTCGTTACCGTTCATTTAAGCATCTCCCTTTGGAGCTTACGTTCCAGATAGTCTATGACTGCATTAGACAGGACGGCTTCATGTTCAAGTGTTTTGACTCTGCACTGTTCTGCTTCTAACTGTGTTTCAAGCTCCAGAACCTGTAGTGACTCGCTCGGTTTGTAGGAGCCTACTGGTCTTCCAACTTTCTTTGTAACTGTTTTCATGGTTTCATTTCCTTTTTGTATTTGATCATAGCATCGGCAATCTTGTATGCGGTGACTGCCCCCTTGTGACTTCTCTCTTCTTCACCTTCGCCCCACTTGTAGCCGTACTTAACTACTAATGCCATCATTGCCATTGCTGCTAGTTCGTCCCTGCTATCACTCATGTGCTCTCCTCGTAGTCCTCCAAAGCAGCCTTAGCATTATTGTATTCAACCTCCGCAGCATCCCTAGCATCATCAGCGGCATACCAAGCATCGCTAGCAGCCTTCATCGCCTTCACCAGTTCTTCTCTTGTCTCACTCATGTGTTCTCCTTGTCGTAAACCTGCAAAGCACCCTTGGCAATGAGCCAAATACGGTAAGCCTCAGCATCATATGCACGAGCAATGTCATTAGCATTCTCAATAGCATTAAAAACTTTCCTAGCAGCAATCGAAGCAGTTTTCGCCTCATCAAGTTTCTTCACCAGATCTTCTCTCGTTATCATTATTTGTTCTCCTTGTCGTAAGCCACTAAAGCGGCATGAGCAGCATCATAAGCATCACTAGCATCCTCCCTATTATCATCAGCAGCATAAAAAGAAGACGCAGCATCCTCAACCGCCTTCTCTAGTTCTTCTCTTGTACTCATGTGTTCTTATCCTCCCCCAACATTGTCAGACATAACTGAAAGAGCTAATGCCTCGCCTCGTGCTGCCGCCGCTTTCAATTCTGCTATTGCATATAACGTGTTTTCGGTATCGCTGCATCCGTCATCACCGATTCCCAGTGCCTCATCAATCGCAACAAGCGAGCGAATGGCATCTTCTAACATGTTCTTGTAGTAGTCAGTCATGTGTTCTCCTTATCGTAATTCTTCAAAGCCCTCCACGCAGCATCCAAAGCGCACCAAACTGCATCAGCAGCAGAATGAGTATTAACATTCCAAGCATCCCTAGCATCATCAAGCTTCTTCACCAGTTCTTCTCTCTTTGTCATTCTGATCCCTCCCAATGTTCACACTGGCATACATATCTACCAGCATTGTGCGATGAGTTCCTGAGAAACGAGTGCGGTGCATCTGGATGAGTTTTGCAATCGATGTAATCAGCAGCATTACCGTCATCAGATTCTTTGCACCAAGTATCGAACTCTTCTGTGTTCTCCTTAGTGTCAGTCCACTTCCATCCAATGAAAATGTAGGTCATCTTTTGGTGAAACCAATTTGGGCGTTTTGCCAAGCATATTCTCATGCCGTTCTTGCCACCAAGACTCCAATGTCCGGCATATACCGGGGTGTAGTCAATTGAGGTGAACGTGGTATGTTGTGTTGTGTCATTGTCACTCATGTGTTCTCCTTTAATCGAGTGGGGTAAGAAGCAAACTACAGCACCCTTCTCCACCAATCATTTTTTTGTTGTGTTCAAGATAACGGCGAATAATGTCCGCATCTTCAATCTCGTATCTTCTCTGTTCCATTGAGAGCAATGTAAAAACTACATTTAGAGGTCTTGAATACCCAGACATTAATATGTTGTTGAGTCTTAAAGCCATCTCCAAATCTCGCAGATTTCTTAGTTCGTCTTCTTCTTTGGCACTCATGACTCCGCCTTGAACTTATCTATCCTCTGATTACACGCAAAGCGCATTAGTATCCAGTCATAGCCACCCATCATGCGCTCACCAGTCTCGGCCTCATGGATAGTAAGCGGGCATATCTTGGTTAACAGACCCAGCTCTACTTGAGTAAGGCCAGCCGCCAGTCTAATCGCCTTAACTGCTTCAGGGGTTTGCATCGTGCTGCTCATGATCATTGGTTGAATTGAGTTTGCGCTCATTCTCCTCGAACTCATCGATGATATGTTTGTAGCTATCCAGCAGCTGCTCTTGTGTTTCCTTATTGGCGCGGGAGTACGACAGGACTGTACGGGCTACTGCCACTTGATATGAATCATTGATACTCATGTTACTTCTCCAAGAATAGTTTGATTGCAAGGTAACCAGCAGCCCCGAATGAGAACGATACGATGATATCAATCAGGACTGCATGCTTCAGGTAGAACTTAACTTTGTCGTTCACT